GATGTCGCCTTTCCTTGGAGCGCTTGTGGCGATGATTGAAACGTTTGTAAGAGCTAGAACGGACCCAGCGGGAGCGCTGGGTCTGGGAGTTTTGCATGTGGCCAGGAGCCTATTGCACAATTCCTTTTTGGGTCCGGTTGGCGCACTTTGTGTTCACCTTTGGTGGAACTTTGTGTCGTCTCCGGCCCCAGTAGCAGATGCATATGACGATTTCGCGCGTGCGTACGTCCTCGGACAGCTTGTGAACACAGGAATGAGAGTTGGAACCATCCCCGCGGGTACTTCTCTTCCTTCCTATGTCTCACTTGCAGAAACTGGTCCTGTCCACTTTCGTGGCACGATCAGCCTGTCTGTCGATGGACAAACGTGTGGTATCGAGGAAGCCCTTGAAAAGCTTTCAGATGGTGTCGGCAAGAATCGAACGTTCCCGATTTTGGCCACTAACCGTCTCTTGCATCAGCCAGCGAATGTGGAGAAAAATCTGTTAGTAGCCATACTGTGCAGACTTCACAACGATCCCTTCGTCGGATGTCCCGGCAAGGTTGAGAGGCACCGTCGTTGGGCGGCGCTCGCTGACTTGATTTCCAGCGCGAATATATTCACCGTTGATGAGCGTGTGTTTTCCATGGAAGAATGTTACAAAATGATGGGCCCCAAGGCAGCCCGACTCAAAAACGCCTTGGAAGAGTTAACGTTGGGTAGGATCCTAGTGAAGGGCAAGAGTGTGAACGTCAAATGGAATGAGACGTTGACCGCCCGGAAGGACGTGTATGGCATTGAGACGATGAAGCCACGCGCGATACAAAACCTGCCCGCCGAAGTGCACGCGATGATGACACCCTATTCTCGAGTGATCAATCACATCATGCATAACCGTTTTGACGGTTCAGTTTTCGTTGTCGATGGAGTGCCGTTTGCCGTTGTTATGGCTTGCGGATATACCGGCGCGGAGCTGTCAGCTTTGTCCTCTCACTTTGACACATCGGTCTTTACGATCTTTGTGTCCGGTGATGACTCTGCTGTGTGTTTTGGAGATTGTCAGGAAAGGTTTGGGATGCCAGCGTTTGGCGAGGCTGATCAGTCGGCTTTTGACCATACACAAGACGACGGTCCGATGAAGGAATTTCAATTTCGCATTCAAAAGCAGATGGGAATCCCGGAGGAATTCACCCGCATGGCATATGACTGCTGTTCCAGTGGTTATTTTGCTAGGAAGGGGCGATTATTCGTGAAAGGTACGTGCGGCACGCAGATGCCCACGGGTATCACAACCACGACCGTCTTCAATTCGATGAGCACAGCGGCGTTCTGGATATACTGGCGCTTGCAGATGGAAACACGACGACTTGACCCGGTGCAAGCTGGGAACGAGTTGGGATTTGGTGTCAAATTTGTAGGCCATGAGAATCCGAGAGACATGACTTTTCTGAAGGGGAGCTGGCACCTCTCCCTGTCGTCTGAGTGGCATTGGTTACCTTTGCCGTCTCTGACGATTAAACTTGGCAAGGTCATTTCTGACCCGGTCGAGATAACTGTTGTCCGCCGGGGCGGACGGAAGATTAGGCAGGATGCTCAAAGCGCCGCCAAAATCTGCGCCTATGCGCTTGCTTCCTCATACGGGGCCGTTCCCATCGATTATCCGATCGTTGGGGCGTTCTTGGCATGTTTGAAGCGCAATGGCACCGCACCCCGAAGGGCCCTGCGGAGACTCGAAGAAGGTTGGAAGCCGGCTATTCAGCCCTTCCTCCTCGATCGTGATGGGGCCATGGATTTCATGTTTGCTAGATATGGAATCACCAGGCAAGAGATCCACGAAGTGGAAGGAATGCTTGGAAAAATAAACTCTTTGCCATGCTACATCGAGCACATAGTGTTTGACAAGCTGGCAGACGTCGACTACTAAGTCGGCGGGCAACGGCACACGGCTTCGGCCGGCGGGTTCACGACCGCCCCGTGTGAGTGCTTGTGCCCCTTAATTGGGGCCGAGCGGGGTAAAATAAAACAACGATCAACTTTCGTAAAATGTCAACTAATCAAAATAAGAAAACTCGCAAAAACGCGATTAAACGAGCTCAAGCAAA